TACCTTTCCAAGAGGAATACCCTTGTTAAAATCACCACTGATACGATAATTGAGCGTATAATTTCCCGTAGAGACCCAATCAGTTGGATCATTATATCCAACACTCATGCCTGGAATTGCTTTGGTTAGGTCTTTCCTAAATTTTGATATGTCAAATGGTTTAGCCATGTTTATTCTCTTTCTATTTCTATATTATACAAATGTTGATGCGTTTTCAATAAATTTTTTACTTCGGTAACGTTATCAACTTTTCCAAGTTCTATAAAACCGATACCCAAATATTTGTCATTATAATCTATGCCATGTTCGTTGCACCAATCATAAAATTCTTTTGGAAATTCAGATTTACCATCATCCAAACATATATTTGCTTCGCCGCTATAATAGTGTAAATTTTTTGTTCCATTATAACCATATGGCAAATTATCTTTGAATAGGGCATAATAGTTTTTGCCCAATTCAGAATAATTAAGATAAAAACCACCAGGTTCAGTATAATGTTGAAAATATTGATAATCTTCTATAGATAATTTTTTTCTTCTATATTGGTCTTTATCAAAACTTAAATAAAAACCAGTTTCAATATTTTCTCTACCTTCAATTTTGTGTATGTAAAGATTTAATCTACGGATAGCATCTTTAACTTCTTGTGGTGCTATACTAAAAAGTCTAGTAGGTTGTCCCCAATTTCCACTTAATTTTTCAAATATCTCATGCGATTTATTAAAAAAATCTTGGTCATTAACATTAATTTCTTCGGGAATATCTATTTTTAATTTTTTGAAGAATTTTTTAATTGTGATTATACTATCACGTAATACTTTTATACTTTCTTCTATTGGTTGAAAATACAAAAAACCTTCTTCTTGGTTAAAATTGCAATTTTGTAAATGCCATTCTAACTCATCAACATATTTGTTCACAAAAGGCGTAGAGTGTAGAGAGACGTAAAAATACGCCTCTCCACTGTTTCCCAATAAGAACTTTAGTCTCATTTTTTTTATTCTGCATTTTTACGGTTACGAATCATGCTAAGGATATCTGCTGCCTTCTGGCTGCTATCACCACGAGGAGCGGTAGATACTGGTGCAGATGCGACAGGAACATCATCGGTATCAAAAGGAACATCATCCTCTTGAACTGCCGCAGGACGGCTGTATGCCACAGTAGGTTTTGCAGCAGGGGCAGATGGAACATCATCTGCATCTGGGTTATTACCCATGCCACTTGGCTTATAATACTGACCCCAACGATTTTCATCGTAGGTAGCACCATCAACAGATGCCTCAAACATCTCCTTGATGATTTTCAATTCAGCATCGCCAGGCTTCTTTGGAAGGAAACTCTTCAAGTCAAACAAACCAAATGCATCAATTGCTGCACGTTCAGTCTGAGTGAGAGGAGTTTCTTTACGGGCCCACTTACTGGTAGCATAATCTGCATACTGTCCCTTGCTAGTTTTAGTGATACTAAAGTCCAGACCACGATCATAGTCTGTCGGTAGTTCCTCAATATCAGGGTCTTTCAATGCAGCAATGATCAAAGGATAAATGCTTGGGCTAATTACAAACCTACGAATTGGATTCTCAGGAGTGCTGTCTTCGGTAAGTGGATTATCACGAACAAAGCCTTGGAAAAGATAAGAACGCTTCTTCCAATACTTACGACCCATTTCTTCAAGGCTCTTGTCCTTGAACCATGTGCGAACCTCTGTAAGAATGGAACAAGTTTCGTTCCACATTTCCATACAAGGAACCTGAACAGTCACGGGTTTGCTGTTCATCTGACCTTTAACGCCTGCGAAAGGCAAGCGGATCATTGCACGTTCTACCCAGAAAAAGTCATTCTTTGCATCGCCATCAGGCAAGAACCTAATACGAGAAGTTGCAGTTTCAGGGATATTCCAGTGAGGGTATACGGCATTATCTCTGCCGCTGTTGTTGCCGTTGCCAGTTGAACGGGACTCTTGTTGTGCGAGTTTCGCACGGATTTCTGCCAATGAAGCCATAATGTTTTTTTCCTTTTTGCCATATGTGCCATATACAATAGAACTCTCTCTACTGCATATATCTATTTATACATCAACTACGAACATGATGCAATATCTTTTTTTAATTTCTCGCATTTTTATATCAATAAGTATTTTTATGTTTTTCAGCATCAGCGCCACGAAAAAAGAAAACTTCTCATGTCATTTTGAATATGCCAACTGGGTAATCAATACTGACAATGGATGGATTTCTACCCGTATAAACAATAAGCTAATAGTTTATAAAGGATACGCAGATTATGCTGATATAAACAATATACTTGAATCAATAGTAGAATCAGAAACACCAATCACAACTGGTAATTTTTGCTGCATTGTTGTTAGCAACGATGCGATTCAAATAAAAACCGATTTGTATAGAAGTTTTCCTATCTATTATGATGATAGCGAAATAACAAACCTAAATCAACTTAAAAATAATGTATATTCAACTGAATTGGTGCATATCAAATCAAACGAGATTATCAAGCAAAAATTCAAAATAATAGATGATTTAACAGAAAACACATTATCAGAAGATATTGTTTTAGATAAATTACATAATCTACTCAACAATAAGATCAAATCATTTGTAAGCCATAACATTCTACCATTAAAGATATTTTTAAGCGGCGGCTTAGATAGTATGTTAGTTTATAGTTATATGACTAAGTTTGCTAATGTTGAGATATTGAAGGGAGAGTTCTTTCAATTTGATGAGTTCTATTTAAAAAATCATAAAACATTAAAGGATTTATGGGCTTACAATCAAATAAGCCATTTTGTAGAACCAACTATCTTTGTAAGTGGCACACCAGGCGATGAATATATGTTGCGTGGACCGTATACAGCAAATTTATATTGTGCAGTGAATGGGAAAAATATCGCAAATCTATTAACCCAAGAACAATATGGCGATTGTTATCACAAACTATATTTTGATTTAGAGAAAAACAAAAAGATATTTTATGAACCAGTTTCTAAGTTAGTTAAAAATAATAAGATATTTTGTTATAATTTTATCTGTAATACGTTACTCAATGACTATCAACATCATCATTTGGGCAACACATTAACCTATACACCGCTACGAGATTTAGAAATTATAAAACTTCTCTTCCAATTGCCATTTGAAATTGCATTAAAGCAGATAATGGATGGGTATATTAGTAAAAAATTAATTGAGAGAAATAATCCTCAATTATTAAATCATATAAGCAAATTTAAAAATTGTGATAATCATATGGCCAATCTTATAGGATTAGCCATATAAAATTATGCTGGCGGATTAATATAAACCGTTTCGCCGTTAATAATATCGCCAGTTAGCGTTATTTGATAACGACCATCTTCTGTTGGTCCAATATTGACTGCATGGTTGGGAAAGTTAGGAGTAACCTGACTTATAACTGCCCAACTCATGCTGCCACTATCTGTATATGTTTGCTTGGATGCCCAATCTTGGAGCCATGCTAAATCATAATTCATTTACGCTTAATACCTGCAATTGCTTGAAGCCATACTAAATCAGCGGCTGCACGGCTTTCAGAAACTGATTCATTCTTCTTGCCGAAATACTTGGCTTGCTTATCGCTCATGCCTTTCTTTTCTGACTTGTCATCATCGTCTTCGTCAGCATTATCATCTTTGCCTGGTTTCTTATCTGCCCAATCTGGAACGCCATCACCATCAGCATCTGGCTTCTTCTTAGTTGTTGCTTCTGATACGCTCTCATCTTTATATTCTACATCATTATCTTTCATATAATCACGAGCAGTATCTAGATAATCAACAGCCTTTGTAATCTTAACCTGCACCCATTCTGGAAGATTTTCTTCGTCATCAAGGATTGACTGTAATTCTGCTGCTGCATCTTTTGCAGTTTTTAATTCGCTCTTAGCCATACGACCTTCTTGATCATATTCTGCCTTGTCATCAGCACTTGGCTCATTGCCTTCATGCTCTTCTTGCTCATGCTCATCGCTTTCTTCTTGTGCATAGATATAGTTTTCCATCAAAGGCAAACCTGCCAATCTACGCATTTCCATAATTTTCTTATTCATTGGGGTTTCCTTTTCTTTGCTTTCTTTAACAGTATAGGTTTTGCCATCTACTTCAAATTCTTTCTTACCAGCAGCCTTTGCTGCTGCAAGTTTACCACTAAATTCATTACCTTCATTTGGTTCTTCGTTGACAGCATCTTCAAATGGATCAGTTTTTGTTTTTGGCTTCATCTTTTCTTTAATCCAAGCCATTGCTTGTTCTTTGTCATCAAAGTTTACAAGTTGGCGACTTGGATTGCGTTTTAGAACTACTTCATATCCACCATGCTGTGCTGGCTTGACCATATAAGGAACTGGCTTGTCATCACCTTGCATTGCAGCAGCACCTGCGCCAATACCAGCAGCAAGAGCACCCGCAGCAATAGTTTTGCCAATGCCTTCATCAGTTTCTTCTTCGCTCATTTCGCTTTCATGCATACCAAGTTCATTCATAACTTGACCAATCATGATGCTAATATCACTGCTACCAAGTTCTTCTGCACCAGAATGACGCAATGCTACGCTGCTAATTGCATCAATAACCTTATCAAGACCATGCGCACGAAGTAGTTTATTTGCAACACCACTGCTCATCATACGATGAGTAATTGCATCAGTAATATCTTGAACGGTTGCGCCTTGTTCGTCTTCACCAATGCCCATGATTTCTTCGGCAAAGATTTCACTTTCAGTCTTCTTGCCTTTAATCTTTTCTGGCTTACGATTAGTATCTTGACGATATTGGCTTTCATCTTCTGGATGTTGCTTAATATGATTAAGTTCTTTTAAGTATTTCTGTGCAAGTAAAATAGCAAGTTTCTTATCATGATTATATTCAGGATCATCGTTGCGCTGTCCAAATGCTTCGCCTTCACTGCTCATAAGATCACCCATGAGTGCAGCAAAGTTAGCTACATCGTCACCATCTTTTGCAACAAGACGATTGGCAATATCACCAAGAATAGCAACAGCCATTGCTTTGCTATCGGTATAGCTACGGCTTGTCATTAGCTTGTCTAAACCACTGTCAGCTTTTAGAACTAATTTAAATTCAGGAGTTTTAATCTTGTTTTCTACGCTATTGCTAACTTCATCAAGTTT